CTAAACTACAGAAAGTATCTAACAAGATTCACCAGAAAACTCTTAGAGGTGGTGCAAACTTTATGGTAATTTCTCCTTCAGTTGCTACAATCATTGAATCAATTCCTGGATTTGCTTCAAACGCTGACGGCGATGCTAACAAAGCTAAATTCGCTTTCGGTATTCAGAAAATGGGACAAATGAACAGCAGATATGATGTTTATAAAAACCCATACATGACTGAAAATGTAATATTAATGGGATATAGAGGTTCTCAGTTCTTAGAAACTGGTGCTGTATTTGCCCCTTATATTCCATTGATCATGACTCCATTAGTATACGATCCAGACACTTTCACACCAAGAAAAGGTCTATTAACGAGATATGCTAAGAAAATGATCAGACCAGAATTCTACGGAAGAGTATTTGTTAACGACTTAGCGTCAGTTTAATAAACACTTAACATAAATTCAAAATTAGACCTGGCTTTTTAGTCAGGTCTTTTTTTGTCTTACTTTAGGGTCTAATATTTATAACAAAATGCTATGGCTGATTTCACCCTTCAAATAAAAGAACGAGTATTACTTAATGGAACTGAAAGGGGTACTGATTATAATTTAACCATATCTGATATAGAAAATTATGATAATCGTATAGTTACAGTACCTTCTGGTAGTGAAACAACAATATTTGAATATAGTAATAAACCTGGATCAGGTACATTTAATTCAGGTAGTTTTAAATATGGTAGAGTATCAAACTATTCATCTACAGTTCCTATTAATTTAAAAGTATCATCTTCTTCAGAACTAATGAATTTTTTAATAGCTGCCGGTGGTACATTTATGTTATCAACAAGTGACATAACAGGCAGTGCAACTAATATATTTTCATATAATGACATAATATCAGTATTTGTAGAACCTTCAGGAAGTTCTGCTAAGGTAGAATATTTTATAGCAACAACTTAATAAATAGATTATGAATATTCCAATTTGGACAGGCGTATCAACATTTGCAGCAGGACAAACACCTTTTGGTTTTTATGATTATCAATCTGATTTTATAAATGATGCTAACAAAGTAGCAGATTTTTGTGCCCGTAGATTAGGTTTTCCCTTAGCAGATGTAGAACTACAATCAGGTTCATTTTTTACTGCATTTGAGGAAGCAGTTACTACATACGGAAATGAATTATATGCCTATAAAGTAAGAGAAAATTATTTATCACTAGAAGGTTCTTCTACATTAGTAGAATCTAATAAAAAAATTATATCACCTAATATGGCAGGTATTGTTAGAATATCAGATCAATATGGTGAAGAAGCAGGTGTAGGAGGAAAAGTAGATTGGTATTCTGGTTCTCTAAAATTACAACCTGGGGTACAAGATTATAATATGGATTCTTGGGCTGCAGCTAGTGCAAGTTTAGAAGAAGGAGATAGAATAGAAATTAAAAGAATATTTTATGAAATAGGACCTGCAATATCAAGATATTTTGATCCTTACGCAGGGACAGGTACAGGTATGATGAATTTATTAGATTCATTTGGTTGGGGAAATTATTCACCTGCTATTAATTTTTTACTAATGCCTATGAATTATGATTTACAGGTAATTCAGGCAATAGAATTTAATGATCAAATAAGAAAATCACAATATACCTTTGAACTTATTAATAATAAATTAAGAATATTTCCTATACCATTTTATAATGATATGCAAGGAGGAGAAGAGCATAGATTATGGTTTCAATATATAAAAGAATCTGATAGACAAAATCCCTATTCAGATGGTACTAATAAAGTAACAAATGTAGCAGAAGTACCATTCGAAAATCCTAATTATAATCAGATAAACTCAATAGGTAGACAATGGATATTTGAATATACTTTATCAATAGCTAAAGAAATGTTAGGATATATTAGGGGAAAATATGGTACTATTCCTATACCTGATGCAAATGTAACATTAAACCAATCAGATTTAATATCTGCTGCTACATCAGAAAAAAATGCATTAATAGAAAGATTAAGAGGATATTTTGATGAAACTTCTAGAGATAAACTACTAGAAAGAAGAGCAAACGAGAATGATTTTTTACAAAAGGAATTAAATAAAGTTCCTTATACAATTTATATAGCATAATATGGCTTTATACGGTAGTCAACGTGATGTTAGTCTTTTAAGACACATTAATAGAGAATTAATAGGTGATATTATTTCTCAAGAATGTGCTTACTATAAATTTAAATTAGAAGAAACTAAAGTTAATCTTTATGGTGAATCTGCAGGTGCTAAATATTATTACCCACCCGTATTATTAAGTTGTTTAATTGACCATCAACCACAATCTTACCCAGATGATGAGTTTGGTGTACGTTATTATAGAAATGTTGATTTTAAATTTTTACGTGATGATTTACTACAGAGAAATTTGGATTTTAATAAAGATTATGATCAGGGAAATTATTTTGGAGCAGATTTAGAACCAGAAGTAGGAGATATAATAATGTATTATGGAGGCTATTATGAAGTAGATGATGTAATAGGCAATCAATATTTTGTAGGTAAAGATCCAAGATATAATTATGCAGAAAACCCAATAAACCCCGGATTAGAAAATTTTGGTAGTGATTTATCAATTGTATGTAAAGCACATTACCAACCCGCAGATAAAGTACAAATAGAAAAAGCAAGAATAAATGGCTGAAAAGTATAGAAGACCTACACCTAAATCCCAAAGGGAACTTTCTACGGGATTGCACACACCTTCTGATGCTAAAATGGGTAATCCTAATAATGCTTTTGAAGGAAAACAATTCCCCCCCGAAAATGAAGCCAATATTCCTTTTAATAGATCTACACAAATGTCATTTAAAAATGACACTACTAAACCATTTTCTATTGGAATTCAAGATATAGATGAATCTATAATGTATTATTTTGATAATGTTATTAGACCATCTGTAATACAAAATGGAGAAAGAATAGCAGTTCCCATCATATATGGTTCTCCTGAAAGATGGAAATCAATGCAAAAAGATACATATTTAAGAGATAAAAAAGGTGCTATTATGATGCCTATAATAGTATTTAAAAGAGATAATATAGAAAAAAATAGAGCATTAGCAAATAAATTAGATGCTAATATGCCTAATTTGTACACATCATGGCAAAAAGTATGGAATAATAAAAATATTTATAGTAATTTTAATTTATTAAATAATAGAGTTCCCACTAAACAATATATAGCCAATGTAGTACCTGACTATGTTACATTAACTTATAGTTGTATTGTACAAACATATTATGTTGAACAACTTAATAAAATAATAGAGGCAATAAACTATGCTTCTGATTCTTATTGGGGAAACCCAGAAAGATTTAAATTCAAAGCCTTAATAGACAGTTTTGCTACAGTAACAGAGTTACAACAAAGCCAAGAAAGACTAGTAAAAGGCACGTTTTCATTAAGAATGCATGGGTATATAATCCCAGATGCTATTCAAAAAGACTTAAACTCAGTAAAAAAATATAATAGTAAATCTAAAATAATATTTCAAATGGAAACAGATTACACTCCCGAAAGATATGAAGCAAACCCAACAAGAACACCGGATGGAAGGACAAGAATAAATAAAGATGGAGAAGTTTTAAATTCCAATATGGAAGAATCAAACGATTATTAGTTTTATAATATTTATAGCAGGTAAACAAAGTATTCTATGGCTTCAAATGTAAGATTTCTTGATCAAGTTCCAGTTAGTGCATACGGCAACACAACAGCCCTCACTATAAACACTGGTTCATTTATGGTAACGGGTTCCGTAGATGATAATAATAAATTAACGTTTACAAAAGGAGATGGTTCAACATTTGATCTTCAAGTAGCAGCTTCAGCTAGTTCAGCAGATGCTTTAGTAACAGCATCGGTTTCTGCTAGTACAATGACATTTACTAAAGGAGATGCTAGTACATTTGATGTAGGTTTACCTAGTGGAGGAGGAAGTGATATAACTTATAATACATCTGCATCCCAAATTATTCAAGATATAGTAGTTAAAGATTTTGATACAGATGTAACTGTTACTTTTGATGCGGGTAAATTAACATTTTTATTTGGTACTCCTCAAGCACCAAACCCAGCAATGGCAAACTCAGGAGATACTTTCTTAACAGACAGATTTAATAAAGTTTTAGACACTTATGGCGTTACAGGAACTTTTAATATAGGAGGTTATACTTTATTATCAGCTTCTATATTTGAAACGACTGCTGGAAGTGAAGGTTTAGTAGCAGGTCCGGTATATACTGGAACTACTCTATCAATTTCCCCAGATCCAAACACTTCAGGTTCTAGATCATACAGATTAGATATTACTTCAAGTAATCCATCGGATAATAGCATAGATACACAATCTGCAACATTATCACTAAACTTAAGTAAATCTCAACCTGCAGTACCAACACAAGCAGCATCAGCTACGGTTCAATTATCGGCAGCTTCAAACCAAATAGAAGAAGGTGCTACTGGAAGTATTACATTTACAGCAGATACTGGATCTGCAAATGGGTGGGTTTATGAAGCTGCAAGTTTAAATACTAACTTCTCAAGCCCAATCACTATAACAAATTCAGATGTAGGAGGATACAGTATTTCTGCTTCTGCAAATTATTCATCTTCTGGTACAAATGGAAGTGATAATGATCCTGTACTAACTGTAACAAAAACTTCTACACCTACAGTATTTACAAGAATTAGAAGTTTAAGATATGGTGCTAGTACGGATGCTGATTTAGATTTAACTGAATTAAGAGACATTGATGCTTGGGATACTGCTTTAGGTGGAACTATTGGAAGCATAGAAAAAGGTACTACAAATCCTGTTGGACAAAATTTCCAATTTACATGGACCGGAGATAAGTACCATTATATTATTTATGATAGTGCAAGAGCAAATTTAAGTGATATAAAAGAAACAGATACTAACTTTAGTGTACTCTCTTCATTTGGTGGAGGACCGTATGCTACAGTAGGAGATTATAAGATATATAGAACCACTGCAGTTCAAGCTGGATATGCAGGAACAACAATTAAATATTCATTAAGTTAAAAAAATAAAATATGGCTATTACATTACCCGCGGGGTTTAACATAACAAACACAGAACCAGTAGATGCAAGAATTACTGTAGCTGATCAAGCAGCTCGTCTAGCATTTAGTTCAGCTAATGTTTATAATGGTTTAGTAGTATTCCAAAGAGATACAAATGAACTTTATGTATTAAAAGATACAGGTTCTTGGAATTTAAACTCTGGTTGGAATTTAGTAGGAAGTGGTAGTGGTGGAGGAACTGATGTTACTTTTGATTCTACAGGCTCATCAGTCGTTAATAACATTATAATAAAAGATTTTGATGCAGATGTTGCTGTAACATTTAGTGGAGGTGATTTAACTTTTATTTTTGGTACTCCTCAAGCACCAAATCCAGCAATAGCAAATTTAGGAGATGCTTTCTCAACAGATAGATTTAACAAAGTATTAGATACTTATGGTGTTACAGGAACATTTAATATAGGAGGATATATTTTACAAACCGCTTCTATATTTGAAACAACAGCAGGGAGTGAAGGTTTAGTAGCAGGGCCAGTTTATACTGGAACTACTTTAGCAGTATCTCCGGATCCAAACACTTCAGGTTCTAGATCATACAGATTAGATATTACTTCAAGTAACCCAGCAGATAACAGTATAGATACACAATCTACAACTTTAACTTTAACTTTAAATAAATCTCTACCAGCTGTACCTACACAAAATGCTACTGCAACAGTTCAATTATCAGCAGCTTCAAATCAAATAGAAGAAGGTGCTACCGGAAGTATTGCATTCACAGCAGATACAGGTTCAGCAAATGGGTGGGTATATTTAGCTAGTTCATTAAGTACTAACTTCTCAAGTCCAATTACAATAACAAATTCAGATGTAGGAGGATATAGTATTTCTGCTTCTGCAAATTATACATCATCAGGTGTTGGAGGAACAGATAATGACCCAGTATTATCAGAAACTAGAACATCAACTCCAACTATATTTACAAGAATTAGAAGTTTGAGATATGGTGCTAGTACGGATGCTGATTTAGACATTTCAGAATTAAGAGATATTGATGCTTGGGATACTGCTTTAGGTGGAACTGTTGGAAGTATAGAAAAAGGTACTACCAACCCAGTAGGACAAAGTTTTCAATTTACATGGACTGGAGACAAATACCATTATATTATTTATGACAGTGCAAGAGCAAACCTATCAGATATAAAAGAAACAGATACTAACTTTAGTGTACTCTCTTCATTTGGTGGAGGACCTTACGCAACTGTAGGAAGTTACAAAATATACAGAACAACAGATGTACAAGCAGGATATGCAGGAACAACAATTAAATATTCATTAAGTTAAAAGAATTTTAAAAGATGGCTATTACTTTACCCGCAGGGTTTAACATAACAAATAAAGAACCAGTAGATGCAAGAATTACTGTAGCTGATCAAGCAGCTCGTCTAGCATTTAGTTCGGCTAACGTGTATAATGGTCTAGTAGTATTCCAAAGAGATACAAATGAACTTTATGTTCTTAATGATACAGGTTCTTGGAATTTAAATTCAGGTTGGCAATTAGTAGGAAGTGGAGGGACTGTAAATACTGGATCTTTACTTGAAACAGGTTCTGTTAGTTTAAACACTTTAACATTCACTAAAGGAGATGGTAGTACATTTGCCTTAACTGTAGATACAGGTTCAGGTGGAGGAAGTGGTGTAGGATTCCCATTCACAGGATCTGCTTTAATAACTGGAAGTTTAGGAGTAACAGGATCAATAAGTGTATCCGGATCAGTTATTAACCAATTAACTTCTTCATATGCTATGACTGCTTCACTTGCAGATGTAGCAACTACATCAGTAACAGCTTCTAATATAGTATTTGATGGTGATAGAAAAATTTCTAATGTTAGTATGCCTGTGGGTGTATTTGATGTTAATTATGGTGGAACTGATTTAAAACAATTTGTTGAAAATGTATTTTTTGTAAATTCAGCTCCAGTAGTACAAGATACTGCAAGTATTAGTATTGGAGAATATGAATCAATAGGTACTAATGTTTTTGTAGTTACTGCTATTGATGCTGAAGCACAAACATTAACATTTATTACCCAAAGTTCTTATACTGATAATTATTTTGGTATTAATAGTAGTACAGGTCAAGTTACAGTAAATACTAAAACTGTAGCCTCTATGAATACCGTTACTACAGGTAGTGAAAATAAAGCTCCATTTCCTGTAAGAGTTACTGATACTGGAGGATTATTTGGAGAAAGAACATATTATATTAGAGTAATACCTAATACAGCACCTATTTGGAGTTTAACTAGTGGTGGAACAGAATTAACACCTAATTATACAGGTTCACTTACAGAAGCTTCTTCAACTGGAGCTAATAAGTACCAATTTTGGTTTAGAGATACTGAATCAGATACTATAACAATAAACACTGGATCGTTAAATATAGACTTTACAAATTATTTTTCATTAAATATCCAATCTAATTATGTAGGTTTAGATCAAGATTCTGCTTTAGATTTTGATACAGTTCCTTCAATGTCATTTGTATTAACAGCTAGTGATCAACACTTTGAAAGTGGAGATGATCCAAGTGCTATAAAATATTTACCTGTTAAAATTGAAGTACAAGATAATGCTCATCCAACTATAGGAGTTCAAAGTTTTTCAATAAATGAAAAATCAAATAATGGAGCAACAGTTGGTACTATTACTAATGTAAGTGATGGAGAAGGAAATAATGTTCAAATACCAACATTTACTCTTGTAAGTGCACATTTAGCATCTGCACCTGGAACTAATTTAACACAATCCTTAGTAGCAGGAGGTCAAAATTCATTACAAAACCCAACTGCAGATCCATTTGAAGTAGCTAATCAAAATACTAGAGTTATTACAAGAAAAAGTGGTGTATTTTTAAACTCGGATGTAGCAGATACTTATACTTATAGAGCATTTGCAACAGATCAATATCAACCATCACCATCAGCTAGTGCTATAATGACAATTACAGTAGCTGATCATGCTGCTTCTACTGTAAATGGAAATACACCTTGGTATGTAATAGAATCTGCAAGATCAGGAGAATATGCTACTAATGATTCAGATGGTATTCCAGAAAATTCAGGAGAATATGCAGATTTAACCTCAGCTCAATCTCAAAGATATACTATAGTTTCAACTAGTAACTTTATAGAAGGCACAGTTGCAACGGGTTCTGCAACAGATTTAAGATTAGCAATTGATTTAAGTGGTTCGGGTACTACTTCGGGAGCTACTATAAATGTTCAAGTAACATCTTCTCAGGATGACTTTGATACTACAATTCAAAAACAAGATTATACAATATCAGTAGTTGCTATGCAACCACCAGTATTATCACCTTCAGATCAATCATCTAATTTAAATACTAATGGTGCTAGACCAAGTAATAACTTAGTATTAGTTAGTATTACAGATCCACAAAGTTATGGTATTAATCATTCAACATGGACTTTTACACCAAATGCAGGACAAGCTTTAGAAGCAGTTCAAAATGGTGGAGGAGATAGTTACTATGTACGTCCAACTGCTAACTTAGCAGCTGGAACTTATGGATACACAGCTAGTATTTCTAATGATAGAGGATTTACAGCAGGTGAATTAAAAGATGAATTTACAATAGCTCAAGCAGGAGTAGGTACATTAACAGGAGATACTACTTCATATATTATAGAATCTTCAACAGGATCAGGAGCTCAAATAAAAGAAGATAGTAATGGATATACAGGGAATCAGGCAGATTTAGATGTTAATTATGGGGGTACAGGATATAACGGAGCAGCAGTAACAGATTTTACTTCATCTAATGCCTTTATAGCAGTAACAAGTACTGGTTTATTATCTGTAACAGGAGATGTTAGTGGTTCTTATGCTTTTGGAGATCCTGCTATTACATCAAATATTAATTGGCAAGATCAATATGGTAATGTAGGAGGCCCAACAGCAATAACAGTTAATATTGCTGAAAATGAAGCACCCACAGCTACATTTACTAATAATACATCCAATTTTAATACAGATAATGCTGTTTTAAATGCTGTTATGATTAATATTACTAACATAACTGATTCTCCAAGTGATGAACCTTACACATTAACTTTAAGTGGAACTGATGCTGCTAGTTTTACCATAGATTCCCCAGTAACTACTCCAGGAGGATCTTCAACAGTTAAAGCCGCAGGACCATTAGCAGCAGCTACTTATAATTTTACAGTTAGAATTAAAGATTACTATGGTTCATTTACAGATTATAGTAGAAGTATTACTGTAGACCAATCTGCGGATTATGGAGATATTTATTTTTATCATACCAACTGGGCTGTAACACCATATTATGGAGCAAGTGGTTGGTCTGGTATAAACACTTATAATGCTACTACTCCTTTTGAAGTAACATCATTTAGAGCTGAAGCTTTACCTTTAGGAGAAGTATATAGAGATGGTTTAGCTACAGGTAGTGGTAATGATTCTATTTTCTTATTTACTTCAGGAAATGATTATTATATGAATGAAGTAGGTATAATTTCATCATCAGCTACATATTCTTCAGTTGAATCTTCTTTTAATAATGGTGGAGATTTTACAGTGCCTGCTATAGATGGATTAACAACTCAAAGATATTTCTTCTTTATACCTTCAGGATCTTCACTTACAGGTATACCATATGAAGGTATGGTTGATTCTTTAAATGGAGCAGGATCTGCTAATAAAGGGGTATTATATTTAAACACTGATGGTGGTGGTTGGTATCCAAAAACCTCAGTAAAAATAAACTTAATAGATTTTGGATCAGCTCAACATGGATATCAAAAATGGTATGTGGTAGGAACTAATGCAGGAGAAACTGCGGGTTCTATGAAATGGAGAATAGTCCCCGAAAATGGTACAGCACCAACATAATATGAATAAATTAAAACAAATATAAAATGGCATTCGATCCATATCCAGCACCCTCCACCGGTTTTGGTGGTCAAGTAGGATTAACACCTGCAGCTTCTGCAAGTGGTGACCTTGCATTTGCTAATGTTGAGTTCATTAGAGGAGCTTTTAAAGTATATGAATCAGAATCTATACTTCAAGCCCAAAATGCTAATCAGTTTTCAGATGGGCAAATAGTTTATATTGAAGATGTAAATAAATTATACCGAATGGAATTTGTTCCTGCAAGTGGTTTCCCACCTGTAGGGCCTTTTGCAACTAGTGCATCATTTACATTTCCAGGATCAGGAGGAGGAAGTACAGATACAGGTTCATTATTAATTACAGCTTCTGTAGCAGGTAATACAATGACATTTACAAAAGGTGATGGTGCAACATTTAGTGTTGCCTTACCTTCAGGAGGTGGTGATGCATTTCCTTATACTGGATCTGCTATTATATCAGGTTCTTTAATTGTAACTGGTAGTTCATTTTTTACAGGAAGTATTAATGCTAGTTCTATAACTAGTTCATTCAAAGGAGATTTAGATGGAACGGCTAGTATAGCTACTACAGCTATATCAGCTTCAAATTTATATTTTAATGATACTAAAAAAGCCGAAGCTACAAATACAGGTCTTACAGTAACAGGAGGATTAATTACTGATGCTTCTTCTGATATGGCAGGTCTTAATATGACCTCTGACATAGCAATGGGAGATAATAACATTGGAAGTGTAGGTAGTATAAGTTCTAAAATTGATGCCTCTCTTTTAGATGGTCAAATAAATGCAACATCTTCACTAACTGTTACAGCAGCAGCTAAAACAACAAATAATAGATATTATAACCAAGGTTCAGGAAATGCTTATTATTTTAATGGAATAGAATCTCCATATATAACATTCTACCCAGGAAAATCTTATAGAATTGCATATCCAGCATCACATCCTGTAGCTTTTTATTTAGATGCAAACAAAACTACTCAATATACTACAGGTGTAACTACTCCTGCTAGTAATACGGTTCAAATTGATGTAACAGAAGATACTCCAAAAATATTATATTATATGTGTACTGCTCACCCATTAATGGGTAATGCAACTCATATACAATCAGCAAATAGTGCATCCTTTGCTGGAACTTCATCTATAGCATTAAAAAACTTATCAACAGCCTCAGTTAGTTTAAATACTATAACTTTTACAAAAGGTGATGGTACAACTTTCCCAATTACAGTAGATACAGGGTCGGATGAAAGTGGAATATTTAAACAAACAGGTTCATTTTTTGCTACATCAAATGATTTACAAGTTACTGGTTCTATAACTAGTTCATTTCAAGGAAATTTAACAGGAACAGCTAGTTTAGCTTCACATTCTTTAAGTGCTAATTCCGCTTCTTTTGTAACAGGAAGTAATGTTTATGGTCCGTTTGGAGCTAATAGTGTTATAAGCGCTTCTTATGCAGTTTCAGCTTCAGTTGAAATTATAAAAGAAATTTCTTCAAGTCATGCTGAAGTGGCAGATGTAGCAGATGGATTACAAAACAACCCATCTATAACAGTTACAAACATTACAGCATCAGGTGGTATAAGTTCAAGTGGATTATTATTTGCTTCTGCCTCACAAAATGAAAAAGGTGTAAGTAGTCCAGTTGATAATGTAGCAATGTATAATAGTGCTTCAGGTCAATTTTTCTATACAGCTTCAAGTGCTATTGGAGGAGGAGGATCAGCTATAAACGCAACAGGTTCAGGCTTAGATGCAGGCAGTGCTGGTGGAGAAGTTAGCACTATTACTATACAAGATTATGATGCAGATGTTGTAGTACAATATAATGCAGGAGACTTAAAATTTATATTTGGTACACCAACAGCCCCAACTCCATCAATTGGACAAAGCGGATTTCTATCGGATAGATTTAATTTACAACTACAGACATATACTATTACTGGTACATTTGGTTTAGGCGGATATTCGCTAGTTAGCGCGTCATTATTTTCAGGAAGTGACCAACTAGAAACGGGAACTACTGGAACAAGTCTAGCCAGAACTTTTACAGATGTAACTGGTGAAATTGCTGAAAAAACTTATTCACTTCAGTTAACATCTAGTAATCCAGTAACATCAACAGAAGATAGACAATTAGAAACCGTAGCATTAAGTTTAAGTAAAAGTAATCCTGTATCACCATCTAATACATTTAACGTAGATGCGATTTATTTAGGAGCGGCTTCAAATCAAATAGAAGTAGGTGCTACAGGTAGTATAGCCTTTACAGGATCTAAAAGTGGAACTGATAATAGTTGGACTTTTGTTTCAATGAGTGCAAGCCCATCAACTGATCCTACTATAACAAGTACAGCAACAAGTATTAGTGCTAGTTACAATATATCAGCCTCAGGGGTAGATTCATCAGTAAGTTTCTTCTCTACGGCTAATTATAATTCAGCGGCATTAAATAATCCTGTAATCAATGTTAATAGAAATTCTAGTACTCAAACTTATTCAAGAATTAGAAGTATTAGATTTGGAGCATTTTTAGAATCAGCTACGGCTTCATTAGAAGCGGGTATGACAGATTTAGGAGCTTTTCAAGCTGGAGGTACTATATATAAAGGAACAGTTAACCCAAATAACCAATCAGTTAATATAGCTCATGGAAGTGGGGTTATTGAGTATATAGTAGTAGATGATGCGTATACTTTAACGGCAATTGAAGCAGGAGGAACTAATTTCTTAACTAGTACATTTACACATACTACAGCAGGAGGAAGTCCTCAAGTAATAAGTGGGTATAGAGTTTATAAATCATCAACTCCTTTAGGAGCCACAAGTGGAATTACATATTTATTAAAAACATAATTAAATGGCAGTATCTATACCAGCAGGATTTTTAGTAATTAATACAGACCCTATTGATGGGAGAATGTTAGTAGCAGATGCGGCTGCTAGAAAAAATACTTCCACTTATGATCAATATAATTCTTATCATGGGTTATTAGTATATGAACAAGATACTAACAAACTATTTGCTTTAAAAGATCCAACTAATGTTACTTCAGATTCTAGCTGGGAAGAATTATCTGGAGGAAGTGGTACCCCAGGAGGAGCAGATACTCAAATTCAATTTAACAATAGTGATACTTTTGCAGGTAGTCCTAAATTTATATTTAACAGTACTACAGGAGCAGCTACTATTAGTGGTAGTTTTTCTATATCAGGATCTACTGCAAGTGACATATTCTTAGTAAAAAGTGGAAGTTTAGATGTAGCTAAAATCACAACAGACGGTGTATTTGTGCTAGGAGAATTAAATCCTCAACCTACTGCAGTAGAAGGAGGAATTTTTTACTCTTCTTCAGCTCTTTATGTAGGAATAGAATAAGTTACATATTTATAAATGATAAAAAAAATTAAAATAAACATCGTTGTATCCTAAGGATAACACCCCGATACAACATTTTTTAAAACCAAAAATAAATAATAAATAATAATAATTAAAATTTAAAATTATGGCAGAATGGAAAAAGGTGGTGTTAGACGGGGCAGCAGCAAGTTTAGCATCATTAACATTAACAACAGATCTCTCGGTAGCCAATGGTGGTACTGGAGCAAGTACACACACCGCAGGTAATGTATTAATTGGTGCTGGTGCAAGTGCAATTACATCAACAGCAATTGGTATTGCAAATGATAACATCGTTGAAATAGACGATGCTGATGCAGCTAGTGGCGACTTTGCAAGATTTACCGCAAATGGTTTAGAAGGTCGTAGCGCATCAGAAACATTAAGTGACATTGGAGCAGCAGCAGATGGAGCAAACTCAGACATTACTTCACTTTCAGGATTAACTACAGCTTTATCAGCAGCACAAGGTGGTACTGGTAAAAATGGAACAGATTTATCTAGTGCAACTGAAGGACAGGTATTAACAGTAAATGCCGCAGGAAATGGATATGATTTTACTACTTTAACAGGTGATATTTCACAAGTATCAGCAGGAACAGGTTTATCTGGTGGTGGTGCATCCGGTAATGTAACACTTAATGTAGATTATTTAGGTGCAGATAATATTATACAGGCAGCGCCTAATAATGATATTACTCCTGTTTTAGGTGATGAAATCCTATTAAATGATGCTGATACAGGTAATGTAGAACATGTAACATTAACTAAAATCAAAACTTTATTTGGTACTGGTATTGGTAGTATTACAGTAACAGCAGGTGATGGTTTATCCGGTGGTGGTACATTAACAGCTGATGGAACTCTTTCTCTTGCAGTTGATTTAAATGAATTAGGAGCTGAAACTTCTATTGCAGATGCTGATCAAATAGCAATGGTAGATGCTACTGATAATGGTTCACAAAAGATTACATTTGCTAACTTTATGACTAGTGGTGCTACTAAATTAGCAGGTACAGTCACATCAACAGGTTTAGCAGCATCTTCAGGTGTATTATCTATTGATATAGCTAACATGACTGCTTTAGGTGGTGCTTCAGTTGCTCAAGTGGATGAATTCGCGTTTAGCGATGCAGGTACTCTTAAAAAAGTTACTTTCTCTAACTTAGAAGATTCAATCTTTGCTAATATTACAGCAGCAGGTGGTGATGTTACTGCAGCAGCAGGTGGTGAATTAACAATCGGATCTCAAGTGGTTGAAAATACTATGCTTAATTCTAATATTATTTCAGGCCAATCAACTGTTACTCCAGTAGGAGCTGATTTCTTATTATTTGGAGATACTGATGATTCAAATAGATTAAGAAAAACTTCTATTGAAACACTAATAGGTTTAGCACCAGCAGGTACAGTTACTTCTGTAGCAGGTGGTACAGGTCTTACTTCTACAGGTGGTACAACTCCATCACTTTCAGTAGATGCAGCACAAACAGGTATTACATCTATGACAGGTGTTAATACTATAAATGCTGGTGGTAGTGCTTTAGCATTAGGTAGTTCAGATAGTAATGTTACAGTTCAAGGTAACTTAATAGTAAATGGAACAGCTTCATTTGAAGATGCAGAAACATTAAGAGTTAAAGATCCAATGATCATATTAAGATCAGGTTCATCAGGAGCAGGAGATGGTGGTTTCATCGTAGAACAAAGTGGTGGTGAAACAGGTCAATTCTTTGGATATGATGCTACAGCAGGAAGTTCAGGTGGTAGATTTGGTGTAGTAGCATCAGTTGCTGAAGACGCTACATCAGTTACTATATCAAACTTTATGCCAACAGTTACACAAGGCGCCTTAGGTGGAGCCCCAGGTGGTGCACCTCTTTATGGAGGAAATACAGGATATGGTAACTTTGCAGTTGATACTACAAATCATGATTTATATGTTTATATAAGTTCTTAATTAGAATAAAACATGAAATTAAAAGGTTAATGAAAAACAATAATATAAGGGCTGTCTTTAAAAAAGTCAGCCCTTTTTTAAAATCTATCGTTATGGGATTTAAAGGAAATATGAATATTAAAAAAACAAAACCAGAATTTGAAGCTGTGAAAAAAGATTTAAAAAACGCTAAAAGTAGTTTGGATCAGGATGAAATAGGTATTATATTAAATTTGATAAAAGAAAATAGCTTTAAAGGTAAAGATTTAGAAATTATATACAATTTAGTTATAAAATTACAAGATCAATATCTTAGCTTAGAAAAAGAAAATTAAATTTAATAAATGTTTCAATTTGATAAACCACAATATACATTAATAGATTTAAAGTATATTTATGGAGCTTTAATGCAAATAGAGGTTAAAGGGGAAGATGTTAGGATATTATCTTTATTACAAGATAAAACTTTGGACCATATTAAACAATTAGAATCTTTAAATGAAGTTAAAGAACCGGAATTAGAACTTCCAGAGTTAAAACTTCCTAAAATAAAACCAGGACCTCCTGGAAAAAAAGTATAAATTATATTAATTTTTTAATTAAGATTAATATTTATAATAAATTAATTTGTTGGCCCGAAAGGGAAGTGGACTTAACTGGAAGTAGCCAACCGCAAACTAAAAAATTATGCCAAATTGGAAAAAAGTATTATTAAATGGTAGTGATGGGAGTTTATCAACTCTTAGCCTTACTGGAATATCAGCACAAAACTCAGAAACAGACGTATTAACTATAAATGGTTCAAATGTAGTTGGAACTAGAACGTTAGGTTCTAACGCATTTACATCAACAACTATTGGAACAACTACTAACAATTTAACAGTAGATAATACAACAATTCAGTTAAATTCAGGTACAACTTTTAATGGTAGTGGAGCAAGAACTATATCAGCAAAAACAGCAACAGTTTCTGAGACTGGAACTGGTTTAGCTACTGGAGCTCAAATTTTTAGCTTTGTAACAAATTTAGGATATGGTACAGGTACAGTAGATACTACAGGTACACCGGCAAACAACCAAATAGCAACTTTTACCGATGCTAATACAGTAGAAGGTACTTCTAACTTTACTTATGATTCTTCCACTAAAGAATTATTATTAGGACCATCAAGTGCAGGTAACACAGAATCCAATACTTTAAGAATTCAAGGTTATAATTCTTCAAACCCAGCTATGTTGAAACTAGGATGGAATAATTATGGAGGAGCAGCTTTTGAGAGTGGATTTGGTGGAAATTTAAATATATATAATTTCGGTACATCGGCAACTGCTGGAGGTAGAGTTATTATAGGCCAAGCAGGAGATACAGGTACAAACCAAACAAATTATTTATGGATTCGAGGAGATAATGCAGATGATTCAACTCACATTTACATGGGAGCAAACTCTACTACATACTCTTCTGAAATTGGTATAGAAAGACAAGAAGGCACAGGTGTAAACTACGAGAGTGATATTGCTTTAAGAGCAGCCGCAGGAACTAATGGACATAAATCAGAATATATATTTTCTAGAAAAGGAATGTTCCAAGCACAAGATGCCGGATTTACGGTAAGTGGGTCAGGTCAAGTATTTGTAAATATAACTGCCTCATTAATAAATCCTACTACAAAATTAAGTGGATTTGATCAAGCCTTAGTAGTTAATGGAACTATAACAGCTTCGGCATTTCAAGGCGATGGTTCACAATTAACAGGAGTAGGAACATTAACGGGCAATGGTACATCAACAAGAGTTCCTTTTTATAATGGAACTACATCATTTACAACAAATGCAGGATTTGTTTATACTGATGGAAGTAAAAGATTAGAATTAACGGGTGATGGAAGTAATGCTCCATTAAGAATCTCTAATTTAACATCCCCAGATTCTTCTCAAGTAGTTTTAGTAGTAGATTCAGAAAATAATGATGATATACAAAAGAGAACATTAGGTTCAAACGCATTTACATCTACAACAATCCCAACCAACAATAACCAATTAACAAATGGTGCTGGTTACATAGATTCACTTTCAGGTGCAGTACTTACAACTGGAGCTCAAACAGTAGCTGGTGTTAAAACATTTTCTAGTCAACCTGTTTTTAGTAGTGGTATTAACATTGGCAGTACCTCATATGCTTTATTTGTATACTCTAGTTTATTATATCTAACAGCTCCAGCAGGGGTAATTTCAATTGGTGGTGGACCCGGAGGTGCTAATAATGATTTATCAATACCTTATGGATCATTAGGTGTAGGTAATATATCTCCTTCTTCTACAAATGGTAGAATAGATGCTTCAAATGATGTAGTAGCATATTCTACCTCAGATAAAAAATTAAAAGAAAATATTAAACCAATTAAAAATGCTTTAAATAAAGTATCCCAAATTTCTGGTGTTGAATTTGATTGGAAAAAATTATCAAAGGAAGAAAAGAAAACAATTCATAGTAATAAAGGACATGATGTAGGAGTAATAGCTCAAGAAATTGAAGAAGTATTACCTGAAGTAGTTACTACAAGAGATAATAGTTATAAAGCTGTTAAATATGAAAAGATAGTACCATTATTAATTGAAGCTATAAAAGAATTACAAGCAGAAGTACAAGAACTTAAAAATTCTAAATAATGCCATTACCAGGATCAGGAACACTTAGTATTAACGATATAGCAACTGAGTTTGGTGTAACGCTAACTAACGTAGCTTTAAACTCTACATTAGGTACTTATGCTAGTAAAGGTGCGGGTGTTACTACAGCTATATCAGATTTTTATGGTTTATCTAATTTAACAGCATTTGGATATTCAGGTACAACACCATTTGAAGATGCCTCTAGTGCCTGTTCTGAAGGAGGCACCTCTGGAACAGCTTACCATAATGGTTCTGGAACATTTCCAACAGTTGATGATTTTGTTTATGAAGATTCTGCAGGAGCTACAGCTTTATCAGATGGATTTTATAGAATGAACTCGGGTCAATCTTTAGAGGTAGAAGATGAACAAGCTATGACAATAGCAAGCTGTGGTAGATCAGATAGAAGATTAAAACACAACATAGTATTTAGAACATATTCTAAATCAGGTATACCAGTATATGAGTTTGAATATATTAATAAATCTGATGGAAAGGGTAAATATGTAGGTACTATGGCACAAGATTTATTAAAACTAGGTAAATCTGAAGCTGTTATAACAGATAAAGAAGGATATTATTTAGTAGATTACAATAAGGTTGATGTAGATTTTTATGAAATCTGATTTTTTAGAAAAAGAGTTTTTAAGTAATAGTATTAAAATTATAGATGGAGTTTTATATTCATCTTCTCCCCATGTTGTAGTAGATATTATGAGTACTGATGAAGATCTTATAATGAAAGAATCTGCTAAAATATTATGTCAAAATAAGGGTATAGTATTAAATGTAGGATTTGGGTTAGGAATAATAGATAATTATATAAGAGATTTTAAACCAAAAGAACATCATATAATTGAAATTCATCCTCAAATATATGATTTAGCAATAAAAGATAAATTTCATCAAACATCTTTTTTACATTTAGGAAATTGGGAAGATATAGTTAATCAATTTATGTTAAAAAATAAAAAATTTGATGCTATATATTTTGATACTTATACTTTTAATAGAGATAAAAAACAATGGGCTATGTTTGGTGATATAGTAGATAAAATATTAAATGAAGGAGGAATATTTTCTTATTTTAATGATAATGCTTCAAAAATTGAAAAAATTGAAGATATATTAAAACCTTTAAATTGGGAAAAAAATATAAAATATATTCCTTTTTCTAAAATTAAAAAACAAACAAATAAAAAAAATATATTAGTATCCAAAAGACCATATGAATTAATATGGTTTAAAAAATAATTTGGATTATATCTTTTTTTTTATTATATTTATGTATAGTTTTAAACAAATAGTTAATATTTATAATCATGGCAAAAAAAGAAAAAGTTACAAATAAAATAGAACAAAAAGAATTAGAAAATTTACAAACTCTAAGATCTACAAACGCTCAAAATTTAAATAAATTAGGTTTATTAGAATATAGAATTTTAAAGGCTGAAGAAGAAAAATGGTCATTAAAAGAAGAAATTGTAAATACTGATCAACAATATTTAGATGTTCTTAAAGAACTTCAAGATAAATATGGTAAAGTAGAGATAGACTTAGAAACAGGAGAATTCACCCCAGAAGAAGAATTAACTCCAGAAGTTGCAGAAACTCCAGAAGTAGTTTAAAAATAATTGCATTTTTAGGGATTTCTGTAATATTTATAAACAAAATAAACTTATTATAAAATGGCAGAAGTACTTTTATCCCCAGGTGTATTAGCAAGAGAAAATGATAACACCTTTATCTCTTCACAACCTGTACAAGCAGGAGCAGCTATATTAGGACCTACAGTAAAAGGCCCAGTAGGAATACCAACAGTAGTTTCTTCATACTCAGATTATCAAAATAAATTTGGTGCTATAGTAGAAAGTGGTAGTGCAGAATACACTTACTTTACTTCAATTTCAGCATACAACTATTTTCAACAAGGAGGAGATTCACTATTAGTAACCAGGATAGTATCAGGTTCTTATACTTCTGCAACTAGTACAGCGATTTCTAATGCTGTAGAAAGTGGAGTATTAGGAAATTTAACTGGTGTTACTAAAAGTGTATTTAATGCAACTGGAAGTGCAGGTGGTAGTGTAAGTGCTGCCAAATCATCTAATGTAAATGTTACAGCTTCATTTGTATTAGCTAACTCAGAAAGTATATCTTCAATTACTTTAGATGCTGCTTCGGGAACATTTGCTATTGGAGATGCAATACAATTTACTTCACAATCTTTAGGAGCAACAGATGCAGGTGGTACAGATTTAACACTTACTTTAATAGCTGATAATATAGTAAATCAATCAGCATTCCAATTAGAAACTTTAAGTGAAGGTGTAATAGTAAATAGTGGAACAGCTACGGGAGCAAATCAAACTTTAACAAATGGTACTAAAGATAATGTAAGATGGGAAATAACAGAACCTAATACTGCTAAAGGAACATTTAGTTTATTAATTAGAAGAGGTGATGATACACAAACTTCTAAAACAGTATTAGAAACTTGGCCTAATTTATCTTTAGATCCTAATTCATCTCAATATGTAGAAAAAGTAATAGGTAATTCTAAACAAGTAGTGACTAATGATGGAACAGATTTCTATGTCAAAAATGAAGGAACTTATAACACATTAAGTCAATTTGTAAGAGTAAAATCTGTAACAGCTAAAACATTAAATTATTTTGATAACGATGGAGCAGCTAAAACCGCTTACACAGCATCTATTCCATTAGCAGGTTCAGGTTCGTTTACCGGAGCTGTAGGTACACCATTTGTAGGAAGACAAGCTAATTTTTATGAAAATATAGATGGTACAGATACACAAGGATTAGTAGCAGATAATTATACTAATTCGTTAAACTTATTAGCCAATAAAGATTCATACCAATATAATGTAATCACAACACCAGGTTTAACAAAAGATAATCACTCATCCCCAATAACAACTATGATAAACAATTCTCAATTTAGAGGAGATAATTTATCAGTTATAGATTTAAGATCTTATAATTCTACTTTAGCCTTAGTTACAGCAGGAGCAGCAGGAATAGATTCTTCATATGCAGCTACATATTGGCCTTGGTTACAAACAATTGATCCAGATTTAGGATCTCAAGTTTGGGTACCAGCTTCAGCAATGATACCAGGTGTATATGCTTTTAATGATAGAGCAGGAGAAGCATGGTTTGCACCAGCTGGATTAAATAGAGGTGGATTATCAACAGTATTAAGAACTGAAAGAGCTTTAACAAATGGTAATAGAGATACTTTATATACCAATAATGTTAATCCGATAGCTACCTTCCCAAGTACAGGAGTAGTAGTATTTGGTCAGAAAACACTACAGAAAAAAGCTAGTGCTTTAGATAGAGTAAATGTTAGAAGATTATTAATTGCCCTTAAAAATTATATTTCTCAAATAGCAGAAAACTTAGTATTTGAACAAAATACAATAGCTACTAGAAATAATTTCTTAGCACAAGTTAACCCATATTTAGAAAGTGTACAACAGAGACAAGGATTATATGCTTTTAAAGTAGTAATGGATGAAAGTAATAACTCACCTGATGTTATAGATAGAAATCAATTAATAGGGCAAATATATATTCAACCAACTAGAACAGCTGAATTTATATACCTAGATTTTAACCTACAACCAACTGGAGCTACTTTCCCAGCATAAAAATTAAAGAATTAGATATTTATAATCAGAAATAAACAATAAAAAATGGCAGTATTAGATCCCAATGAAATATTTTATACAGCGTTTGAACCCAAACAAGCGAATAGGTTTATCCTATACATGGATGGGATGCCTAGCTACATTATTAAAGGTGTTAGTGCTGTAACGTTAACTCAAGGTGTAGTAACTTTAAATCACATTAATGTTGAAAGAAAAATTAAAGGTAAATCTACTTGGGGAAATGTTACAATGCAATTATTTGACCCAATTACTCCTTCAGGTGCTCAAGCAACTATGGAATGGGTAAGATTACACCATGAATCAGTAACAGGTAGAGATGGTTATTCTGATTTTTACAAGAAAGATTTAACTATTAATACATTAGGGCCTGTAGGTGATATTGTTTCAGAATGGATACTAAAGGGTGCTTTTATTGTAAACAGTAATTTTGGTGAATATAACTGGGATACAGTGGATCAAGCAGTCAATTTATCAATTGAAGTATCAATAGATTACGCAGTATTAAATTTCTAAAAATATTTAAATATTTTATTAAGGGGAGCTTGGCTATGTCAAGCTCCTTTCTTATATTGATATTTATAATAAAGTTATATAAATTAAGATTATGAGCGAACATAAATTCCCTACTGAAGAAGTAGAATTACCATCAAAAGGACTAGTATACCCTCCTGAACATCCTCTATCAAGTGGAAAAGTAGAAATAAAATATATGACTGCTAAAGAAGAAGATATTTTATCTAACCAGTCATTTATTCAAAAAGGAACTGTTTTAGATAAACTACTAAATTCTTTAATAGTAACCCCTGGAATAACAGTTGATGATTTTGTAGTAGGAGATAAAAATGCTGTATTCATTGTAGCTAGAATTTTAGGATATGGTAAAGAGTATAAGGTTACAATTAATGGTAATTCTGAAACAATTGATTTATCTGAATTGCAAAATAAACCTTTTAGTGAAGAAGAAATCCCTAATAAAGGAGTAAATGAATTTTCTTATAAATTAGAATCAACAGGTGATATGTTAACTTATAAGTTATTAACTGGAAAAGATGAAAAAGCTATAGATAGGGAATTAGCAGGTCTTAAAAAAATTAACAAAGAATCTTCCCCTGACATGACTACAAGATTAAAACATATGATTACTTCTATTAATGGTAATGAAGAAAAAAAACATATTAGAGAATTTGTTGATACTTATCTATTAGCCAGAGATTCTAGAGCATTTAGGGAGCATGTAAGAAAAACTCAACCAGATGTAAATATGGATTATATTTTAGATAGTGGTGAGGAGGTGGCCATTCCTATTGGCCTTACGTTTTTTTGGCCTGACGCCTAAAACGGCACCTCAATTTAGAATTTACGTATTTGAACATATACATAATATAGTCTTTCATGGAAAAGGAGGATATGATTATGATACTGTGTACAATATGCCCATTTGGTTAAGAAAATTTACATTTAATCAAATTCAAAAACATTTTGATGAAGAAAAAAAGGCATATGAAAAATCTAGAGGGAAAAATAATTCTACAAATATGGTAGATTCTGATGGAAAGGTAAATGCTCCTGAATTCTTAAAAGCTTCCAAACAATATCAACGCAAAAGTCAGTATAAATAGTTTTATTTTTAAATATTTATAATAAATACCTTTATAATGGCTACTGACAAAGATTTAAAAAACCAAGAGGAAATAAACAGGCTTAAAAGAGAAGCTCTTGAATTAGATAGAAAATCAGCTGATTTTTCTAAGGCGGATGTAGCTAATAGTGATGATTTTAGCTCATTATTAAGGGATAACCTAAAAAATCTTAGATTAGTAGACGCAGCTAAATCAGAAATTCTTAGTATTGATAGACGTATTACAAAACAAGTTAATGATGCTTTTGTAAACGAGAAAAAAATGTTGGGCACTAAAAAAGCATCAACAGATTTAACTAAACAAGAATTACAATTAAAACGAGATATTGAAGTCCTAGAACAAAAAAGTGGTGCTCAGCTTACTAATGATAAAGGACTCCAAAAACAAATTAATGATACTATAAAGCAAAGAATAAGTGATGCTAAAAAATTATTAGAAGTTAATAAACAAAATGCTGATCTTTCTAAAGAAGTCCAAAGTAACCTAAGTGTTAGAACATTTGCAGGTTTAGAGGGCATAGCAAGTAAAATAGGTTTGGGGAATTTTGCCTCAGAGTTTGGAGATGCAGCTCAAGCTGCTAGAGAAGCAATAATTGGAAATAAAGAAGCTCAAGAATTAGAGATTTCTTCAAGAAATATAGGAGGAAAAAAAGGTTCACTCGCAGATCTCTCTAAAGAAGAAATAGAAATTATCCAAAAAGCCACAGCAGGAAAAGGTGGTGAAAAGGGATTTGGTAAAGGTCTTACTGAAGATCTTATGAAAAAAGCTGGATTTGGGGATATGGGAAAAGGAGTAGGAGCAGCTGAAAATATAAAAGCCGCAGGTGGTTTACAATTTAAAAAAGCGGGTAAAGCCCTTAATCCTTTAATGAAAGGTTTAAAGGCTTTAGGTCCTGCATTAAAAAAAGCATTTGGTCCATTAGCTATACTAATGGAGATTATGAAGATAGATAAAGTTATAGGAGATATGGCTAAAGGTCTCAATATGACCTATGATGCTGCTAGGGACATGAAGGAAGAAATGACTACTATAGCTAATGAATCTGGGAATACTTTTCTTACTTCTAAAAAATTAAGTGGAACTTTAATGGAAGTAAATAAAGCAATGGGAACTAGTGTTCAATTAAGTGCCGATATGCTAGTACAATTTACTGAAATGAAAGAAATGGCAGGATTCACTAGTGAGGAACTAATGGGTATTGCTAAAATTTCTATGTCTACTGGTAAAGAAATGAATGATATTACTGGGGAATTTATGGCTCAAGCCAAAATATCATCAATTCAAAATGGAGTTTTATTAAATGAAAAAGATTTATTAAAAGGTATGAAAGACATTTCAGCTGCAACTACCTTATCTCTAAGCCAAAATCCAAAAGAATTAGCTAAAGCAGTTGCTACTAGTAAAGCTTTAGGTATGGAATTATCTAAAGTAGAAAATATAGCTGGTGGAATGTTAGATTTTGAACAATGTATAGCTGATGAATTAAAAGCTGAATTACTAACAGGTAAAGAATTAAATCTAGAAAAAGCAAGACAGGCTGCTTTAGATAATGATTTAGCTACATTAGCAGAAGAATTAGCTAAAAATGTAGGAAATGCTGCTGAGTTTGGAAAAATGAATAGAATTCAACAGGATGCAATTGCTAAATCTGTTGGTATGTCTAGAGAAGATTTAGCTAAAACTTTATATGTTCAAGAACAATTAAAGGGAGTAAGTGGAGAGCAAGCCGCAGAACAAGAAGCTTTACTTAATGCTCGAATAGCTGAAGTAGGATTAGCCCAAGCTCAAAAAGAAATGGCTAAAGATGGAGTTGAAGGATTAAGACAACAAGCAAGTGCTGCAGAGAGATTAGGAGCTATTATGGATAAATTAAATGATGTTATAGTTGCTCTTGTAGAACCTTTTATGCCAGTTCTTGATATTTTAATATCTATTGGAGATTTATTAGGATGGATAATGAAAAAATTAGATCCTGTATTTAAATTTATTGGTGTAGGTGGTGCTTTTTTAGGAGATGTATTTTCAGGAAGAGCATTTTCAGGAGATTTTTCAGGAACTGAAACTCAGGTTATGGCTGCTGAAGATAGTGCTCAAAGAAATTATGGTTATAACATGGATATATATGGTAGATATGATAGTGCGGGAAATTTAAAATCATCTTCAAGTGGTGGTGGAAATGACGAAATAAAAAGATTAAATGATAATTTAGAAAAAATTGAACAAAATGGCATTAGTGCAACAGCTAATTTAGATGGAACAAATGTATCAACTGCCTTAAATGTTAGTCAAAGAGAAATTCAATAAAATAAAAATAATTTAAATATTTATAATAAAAAACATAATTATGGGACTACAAGATAAACTATTAAAAGGAGAATCTACCTTAACTGGATATAATGGAACAACTCCACCTTTGGAAAATAAATCACTATCTAAACTACATTTTGATTACTCAATTAATGGAAAACCTGAATTATTAGGAAACCCATCCCCTTCAGAATTAGATTTAAATGGTAAAGTACCAGCTTATAACTATAAAAATAATGCACCTGTAGAAGGAGTAGGAAGAATTTAAATCTAAGTGAGTAGATTATTAAATATTCAAACTGATTTAAAATCTCTTAAATTTGGTAATGATAGGCCTAGGGGAGGAAACAGCGGACAACCTTATATAAAAGATGAAATTGGAGAAAGTTCAAGCCCTTCCTCTCCGGATTTTTTATTAAGAGGAGGTTTAAATGCTCCTTCATCAGCTGCTGAAGATGTTGTTAGATTAGCAAAATATTTTGTTGATCCCAAATCCCCCCAAGGTAGCTTATTTATCACTAAACAAGAATTACTTTCTGCTTCTTCCGTAAGGACTCAATCTACAGCAGGATCTTTTAATCAAGGGGTTTATAATCCTGCTAGTACATTAGCCCAAGCCGGAGGTGGATTTTTAGGACTTCATTTAAAAAGTAATGGAATTAATATTCTTGGTAAAACAGGACCTAATTCAACTAATGAAGAACTTTATGGGGTAAAAGTAAAATCTTCTCAACCACCTAAAGATAATAGATTAGTTAACTTAGCTGAAGCTTTAAGTAGTGAAAAGACAATAAAACTTAGTGGTTTTAATCTTAACCCTAATAAAGATGGGTTAAAACTAATGTCTTATAGAGGTGGGCCTGGGTCTGTATTAGGACAATTATCAAAAACTATTATCTCTACTACAAATAATAGAATAGGAATAGGTAATTTAACTCCTAATACATTTGAAGGAACTAATCAGGGAAAAATGTTTGATCAAGGCACAAAAGCCTTTTCATATCAACAAATATCAAGTATAGGAACATCAGGATCCCTTGAAGGTTATAAAGATTTTAAATTTTCTAACCAAAAAGAAAGAGCAACAACCCAACAGAGAGACTTTAGAGAACCTTTATTAGAAGATACTACAATATCATATGTAACTGGAATTGCTCCTAGTTATAACCCCGCAGAGAATAAAACCATAGATGGTATAGGAACTTCCAGAATAAGTTATAATAGTCCAGGTCAAAGAGGAAATGTTAGAGATTATTCTAAAGGAAAAATTGGACCTGGAGGAGATACAGTAGATAAAATAAATTTCCAACCTATATATGAATCTAAAGGAGTAAGAAAAACAAATGTTGAAAAAAATGATTTAGTAAAATTTAGAATAGCAGCCATAGATTCAGAAGACCCTTCAGTACAACAATATATTCATTTTAGAGCATATATAGATAGCTTTAGTGATGCCTATACAGCCCAATGGGATGCTATAAATTACATGGGAAGGGGAGAAAGTTTTCATAAATATAAACAATTTGGAAGAAATATTAATATGGGGTTTACAGTAGCAGCTCAATCAAAACCTGAATTAATAGCTCAATATAAAAAACTTAATTTTTTAGCTTCAAATTTAGCCCCAACTTATAGTAGTCAGGGTTATATGGGAGGTCCTTTAGTAAGATTAACTTTAGGAGGATGGTGTTATGAACAACCAGGATTTATAACAGCAATGACTTTAACTGTTCCACAAAATACTCCATGGGAAATTGGAATAGATACAAATGGAAATTTTGATAATACAGTTAAAGAATTACCTCATATAGTACAAGTAACAGGATTTGCATTTACTCCAATTGAAGAATTTAGACCACAAAAACAAACTCTTACATTTAATGATAAGGGAGATTTAAGTAAAGAAGAAGGAAAAAATGAATATGGTCCTCAAAGATTTATTGCTTTAAAAAATGGAGAAAATAATAATTACGATAATTAATGGCACGATACAATAGCATACCAGTTTTACTTTCAACTAATGAAAAACCTATGAGGCAAACAGTACGTTATCCTGAAATACCTAGAGCAGATAACGACATATATATATTTACTACTATAGGAGATAGATATGATACATTAGCCCAACAATATTATAAAGACTCTAGTTTATGGTGGATAATAGCTAATGCACAAATTAGTTCAACAGATAAACTAAATACCGAGTTTAAAAGCAATTCTTTAACACCTCCTTTAGGAGCTCAAATAAGAATTCCAAATTCTCCAACACAAACATTAGTAGAATTTGATAAATTAAATCCTCCTACTAGCTTTACACAGAACGATACAGATGGTAATGGATATTAAATAAAAAGTTATGGGAAATTTATTAGGAGAACCTTTTCGACCTTATGTAAATAGCCAAATAAAATTAAGGCAAGAAATACATGGTAAAAAAGAAAATAGAAGTCCACAGGATATTTCATATCTTAACTCAAAAAATGCTTTTGTTAAGTTATTTTCTGGGGTTTCTTTAGATGAAAGAAGGTTAAAATATTTAAGAACTAAAAATGGTGTAACTAATCCTCTTATGGAAAGTATACTTCCTGGGTCTGATTTAGCTAAAAAATATGTTTTATTTAATGGTTTATCCGATGTAACAGCACTAAGTGGATTTAATCCACTTCAACAAAACGCAATGCAACAAGCTGGAGTTATTAGAGGTAATGGTGATAGAGCAGGTATTACTTCTCCTACAAACCCTAATGGTGCATATGGTGTAGGTGGAACAGATTTTGGCTATTCTCCTATGCCAGGAATAATATCTGCAGAAATTAAAGATTTAGGTAGAGGATCTCTTAAAGAAGCTATTATAAATTTAAAAGTTCATAATAAAAATCAATTTGACATAATTGAAACCTTGTATATGAGATTAGGTTATTCTATCTTATTAGAATGGGGAGTAGATAAATACATGAAATATAATAGTAATGAAACAGAAATTGAATATGTTAGTCATATTAAAACCATAGGAAATGAAAAATGGTTTGATTACTCTGGAAAGAGTGATTATTCAAATGTTTTAAGAGACATAGAACAAAAAAGAAAAGATAATTGTGGTAATTATGATGCTTTATTTGGTAGAATAACAAATTTTTCATGGGAATTTTCTCCTGATGGAAGTTATACGGTTATGATTAAAGTATTTAGTGTAGGAGATGTTATAGAATCTTTAAATATTAATACCCCTCCTAAAGGTAAAATCACAGTAAAACAACCAGATCCCATTAGTGAACAATCATTTGAACAAATTAGACAAACTTATAAAGATGCTGATGCTGTCCCAGAAGAGGTTTTTTATTCTCAATTATATCCTGGTTTAAAAGATGAAGTAAAAAGGTTTTACAATGATATGAAAAATAAAGGTTTTTTTAATATATTTGATGGGCTATATGATGAAGGAGTATATAATATTAAAAATCAAGAATCTGTAAGTTTTTGGGATAAAGCTGTTCAATATGCTAAAGAAACTGTTAGTAGTGCTATAGCATTTACTGAATCCGACTGGAAAGTAGGAGTAGGATCAGATAAAATATTTTCAAAAGATCTTGCAAATCAGTTTATATTTAGACCAGTCTATAAACAAGACCCAGGGATTCAACCTATAACTTATAATTCACCCTCAAATTTATCTGAAGAATTTGGAAATGTTAATGATATTGTTAAAGAAGTATTAGGAGACCCTTCAAAACAACAAGGTGTTTTTAGTAATCCAAAAGCAGGAGATATTATATATAGAGGTGGTACTACTAATCTAGATTCAAGTATCACACAAACCTTAACTGATCTTACTTATATAGGTCGAAATTATCCTGCAGGATTTTTCTACGATATATTGGTTAATCAGTTAGAAAATGAAGCAAAAGATTATATTATAGCCCAAGATATTCAACAAATAACCCCAGAAAATAAAAATATGCCCCAAGATGATACTAATTTTAGAATTAGAATGCCTAACACATCTAAAAAAGTAAATGGTGCATATCCTGTAGAAGAAGTAATTTTAGTATTTAAAAAAATAGCACTTAATGAGGTACAATTTGAGGGTGTAGTAAAAAAAGGCTTTGATGATGCTTATGATGAGGCAAAACCAAATAAATTAATAGGTATTAAACCAGGATATGGAGCAAAAGCCGCAGGTACTTTATGGCCCGGTGTAAGAAGTGCTTGGTATTTAGTCCATTTAGGTTTAGATGAATTTTTAAGAGGAAAAAATGCTACATTTCAAAGTGCCCCTGCTGTAGAAGAAGGACCTGTATCTGTATATGAAGTAGCTAGACTAAATAATAAAGTAACTAACCCCCAAAGTGTACCTGCAGTATCAAATGAAAAAACAATCCCAGGATGGAATCAAATCTTGGATAAACTTTTATTTTATATAGCTACTGAAGAAAAATTTCTTACTCACATATATAATATGTTTGTAGCTGCTGGTAAAGCAGGGGGGGAAGATGATGATAGATTTGAAGTTCCTGATGAAGATGAAATAACAGAAACACAAATAGATACAAATGTTTATGAACAACTTTTAGAAGAAAGAAGAAATAAAAATGCAATATTTAATTGGTTCTATAATATTCGAAAAATATATCCTTTATACACTTATGGTGTAGTTAATGAAACAAATGACAATACTAAGCTTATAACTAACCAAATATTAGAAAATTTACCAAAAATTTCTCTCTTTATTAATAAAGGAGATAGAAAAGAATTTTCAGAAATTGGTAGAATTGTAAATCCTTATAATAGAAAATCTGAAGTAAAAAATATTAATAAAGGAGATATGTTATCTACACTAAAAGAGGTAATAGCTGATGAGTATGATAAAAATATGGAAGGAGTTACACTTTGGAGAACTGACGCAGGATCAGAATTTATGAATGTTACATTATCAGATAAATATGGGAGTGACGACCCCAATGAAATTTTTGCTCAATTAGAAGCAATTGCTGAAAAAGAAAATGTAAAAATATCCCCAGCAATAACAAAATTAAAAACATTATACACTAATAGTTTTAAAACCCCAACCCAACAAGCTGCAGAATGGAATGAAAAGGTAGGATTTCCCCAATATGTTGAAGGTAAAAGAAGAGATTTTGCTTTTTTATTTTTAAACCCAATTGAAAATTCTTATTTTGTTAGATTAGGAGTTTTGTTAGAGTTTTTAGAAAGAAATGTAATATTTAAAGTTAATGAAAAAACCCCAGCTATTAAATTTGATACTAATGTAGAAACAAATATTTGTTATGCTATTGATAATGTAATTTCAACTAATATTACTAAATGTTTAATATCTAATTCTAATTTTTATACTAGTAAATTTGGTGCTAGGTTAATATTTGATGATGTTTTTGAAAATTTAGAAGATTTTGTAAAGGTTGTAAAAGTAGATAAAGGAACTAAAGTATATGGACAGATAATGAATATATATTTTAATTTTAATAGAGTAGAACAAATTCTTTCAGCCGTTAATGATAGAAATGAAGTTCAACTATTTAAATTTTTAAAAACACTTACAAGTGATATAAATGAGTGCACTGGAAATGTAACTAACATTGAACCTGTTATAGATAAAGATACAAATACTATAAAATTTATAGATCAAACTACAATCCCGGGATTAGAACAAATAGCTAAGGCATTAGGAATTAAAAGTTTTCAAAAATCAAAATCCAAAGAAGTTACATTAGAAGTTTTTGGGTATAATCAAACAAATCCAGAAAAACCTACTTCAAATTTTATAAGAAATATAGGTTTAAAGACTGAAATTAGTAAAGAATACTCAGCTATGATTACTATAGGAGCAACCGCTAATGGTTCACTACCAGGGTCTGAAGCTACAGCTTTATCAAAATGGAATATTGGTATTCGCGATAGGTTTTTAGAAAGTGTTGATTCTGGGGATGCAAAAAAGGGAGAATCTTTTGAAGATAAATATAAGAGGGTATTAGCAAATTATGCTAACTTGATTGCAAATAGATATGCAAGATGTGGGCTTAATTTTCCCTCAGATGGTGATAGTGGAACAAATTTTGTAATTAATTATGATTATATTAGTATTGCTCAAGACGTTATGTCAAATTATTATAAATTTGCTCAAGCATCAACTATGCAACGATTTTTAGAAGGCAAAGAAGAAGGGGTAGAAAGTTCTTTTGGATTTATACCTTTTAATTTATCCTTTGATATGGATGGAATAAGTGGTATAAAAATATATAATAGAGTAAGAATAAATACTTCATTTTTACCTTCAAATTACGGAAATTCATTAGATTTTATTGTATCTGGAGTAAATCATGTACTACAAAATAATGAATGGGTAACTAAGTTACAAACAATAGCTACTTCTAAATATAAAGACGGTTCATAATGGAAAAATCAAGAATTAACACATCCTACTTATTATCGGGAATACAAGTTATGGTTCCTGCTACAAATAATCCTCCAAGAAGTGCTGGAGGAGGTGCACCTAAACCAACCGCAGGTCCTGTTCCTAAAGGATACATAAAAACTTTCCAAGGGTTTAATTTTACTATGGATGCTTGGAGTGATAAGAATAGGGCTATGCCTACTCAAATATTTTTACATCATACTGCGGGTTCTCAAAGAGCAGATAAGGGAGAAGGAACTATTAGAGGATGGAATACAAGAAACTCTCCAGGAGCTAAAGAAGATGGTAGCAGAGATTTTGGATCTACTCATTGTGTAATAGATAAAAATGGAATATTAGAAAGATGTGTTCCTGAAAATAGAAAAGCTCATTCTGAAGGAGTTGCAAATTCAGAATGGAGTGTAAATGTAGAGCTTTTAGGTTTAGGGTGGTTTGATAAACAATTCAAATCAGATGGAGTTCATGGAAAAAGGAAGAAAAAACATTCAAAAGGTCAATGGTATAGAGGAGGTGAAAGAAAAACAGTATGTCCTGTTGGGGAAGAAGCAAAACCCGTAGGATATGACAGGAAAGAACTTAAAAATGGATATAGAGGATTTCCAGTTTATCAAGAATATACTCCAGCTATGGTAAAAACCTGTATGGATTTAATAAAAGAATGGTGTTTTAGATATAATATTAAATTTATTTTTGATCAAAAAGCATATGATAACATGTTTCCAGGAAAAAAATCTACACCTTTAAAAAATAAAAAAACTAAAGGTGTTTTTACCCATAACTCAGTAAAACCCTCTAGTAAAAAAACAGATGTATTCCCTTCTCCACTCTTAGTACAAGCTCTTTATGATAATTTTTCAAACCCTAATAATGTAACTGTAACGAGTTATAATGAAAGTCAGGCATTACCTAGAACTGTACCAGTTTGGAATCCAACAGAAATACAAGTAGGAGTATTTATGCCATGGAAAAATACAGGATTTGCCGATAAAGATAAAGTTAAACCCCCTTATGCAAATATTACTTAATAGATGTATTACCCAAAATCTCAAATAACAACTAATTTATATGCTAATTCTAGTGATGAACTTGTTACTAAAAAAGGTCAAAAAAGTTATGTAGGGCCTTATTACTTAGTATCTAATGGAAAAAAATATGCAGGAAAAGCCCCATCAAGTGTTTCGATAGAATTAATACCTAACCCAGAATTAGAGGTAGATACTATAGAAGACTTTTATACCACAATAACTGCTACTTTATCCCCAGGTGATCCAGATCCTACAGAATTAGCAGATACTAGTGAAAATGATGAAGGATCAGATCCATTTTTAATTGAAAACAACTATATTCAAAATACTTATGTAAGGTTAACACCTTCCATAAATAACAGAAAAGTTCCTTTAAATTCTAATGTTAAGCCTACTAATGCCGAAATTAAAAGGGGCTATTATCAAAAATATTATGCTAAAAAAACAAATGAAAGTCTTTTTGTAGAAATAGATTATAATACTTTTAAACTATTTACTAGTGGAGACCCTAATATGGCTTTAGATTTATATGAAGTTGAATCTATAACTTGGACATTAAAATCTAAAACAAGAGATCCCTATGATATTAATAAAAAAACAGTTGAAAAACTAGAATTTCAAAAGAAATGGAATGGGTTCACTTCATATTTTAATGGTAGATTTGGCCCATCAGAAAAACCAGAAGATTTTTATTACACTAATGGAGGAGTTTTAGTTTTACTTAACAGGACTAATTATATAGGTTATTTTCATACTACAGGAATTAATAAATTTGCAACTGGAAAATATCCTGGTGATGGAGGAAATCTTCCTTTATTCCAATTAAACTCTAGTATTCCTTTAATTGCAGAAGAACCTAATAATGAAGGAGATTTTAATTTTGATAATACAAACTCACCAAGTTCTCAATCCCCAACAAATACTTCATCTCCAAGTAGTGGAGGAGGAGGTGGATATTAAAAATACCATTCGTATATTTAGTTATTGTTTTGGCTAATAGAAAATACTGACCAATTAAAAGGTTTTTATAATAAAGGTTACAAAGAAGCTTACATAGAAGTTATACCATATTCTTATAAAACGCATCCTGTAACTAATAAAATATCTTTAGTATATGTACATCCTTTAAATGCACATAAGGGTTATATTATATCTATAAACCATAGTGAATCTATGCCATTAAACAGCGAATATATTGCTGAATTAATTAGTAGTTATAATACATTGTACGTTTGGGGTAAAAAGGAGTTTTTGCATTATTATGTGCATAAAAATATAATAGATATTTCTTTAGCATCCCAAGATTATGAAATGGAAACTACTAAAGCTCACCAAATTTTACAACAAAGAGCTAAAGATAAGTTGGATATTAACAGAATAGTTCCTATCGTTAAACATTACGAAACGTGTGAAAAAAATTACAATAATTTAAAACAATATTTTAATGAACCAGTCAACGAATTTTACAATAGCAGAGTACCATTGGTATTCAACTCCATCGAAAGGAATGGTTTACGAGTTAATAGAGAACTCTTCAAAGAACACTTCAACCAAGATTGGGGAGATAAAGTATACACACAATATAATTACAGAACAACAACAACAAGGCCCTCAAATAGGTTCGGAGGGGTCAATTTCGCAGCGTTAAATAAAGAAAATGGAACAAGAAAAACATTTATTCCTGAAAATGATAGATTGGTTGAAATTGATATTTCAGCTTATCATCCTACTCTTGCTAGCTCCCTTATTCATTATAACTTTACTGATGACGATATTCATAGATCATTTGCGAGATTATATAATGTTGATTATAAAAAAGCAAAAGAGTTAACATTTAAACAGCTTTATGGTGGTGTTTTTAAACAATATCAACATTTAGAATTTTTCCAAAAAATACAAGCTTATGTAAATAAAATATGGAGCCAATTTCAAAATGAAGGTTTTATAGAATGTCCTATATCAAAATATAGGTTTAAGCGTGATAAATTAGATAATATGAACCCACAAAAATTATTTAATTACCTACTACAGAATTTGGAAACTGCAACAAATGTTCGTATATTGTGGGATATAATTAAGTTGCTAAAAGGTAAAAAAACAAAATTAATTCTTTATACGTATGATGCTTTTTTATTAGATGTATGCAAGAAAGAAAAAGAAGATATAAAAAAAATATTTAAAGTATTTGAAAAATATAAATTAAAGATAAAGGTTAAACATGGAGACAGCTACGATTTTACAAAATAACATTGGTATTTATAAAATGAATTACGACTTTGAAAGTCCTTATAATATTAGCGATTTGAATAATAAATTATTTTGTACTTTTACTACATTAGATAATTTAGAGGGACTTGTATCTAGTCTCTCTTCTAAGTACTCAATCATGTATAATAAAATGTTTGCATTATATATAAAGAGTAATGATGAGTATGTTCTTACTTATAATGTTGATCAAGGTAATGTAAGTGAAATTCCTGATAATACTATATTAGTACATAGAAAAAAAGAAACTAATACTTTATATACTATAAACGCCTTAAATGAGCTAATCAAAAGCCTAAACGGAGGAGTAGTAAACATTAAATTTCCTATAGATTGGAAACACTATAGAAATTGTATACTATTAACCCAACACAATGAGTTAAAACAACTCAATACCAAAATACACAAAATAATCGAACTATAATTTGGATCCCAAATAATCAGTTTGTATATTCATGTCGAAATTTTTAAAAAACAGTTATAATTATGGATTTAAGCAAA